ATGGTAATGAAAAGAAAACAGCTCAGAGAATAGGTAGATTACTTAGACTTAGTCCAAGTGAAGAAGCTATATGTCATGTATTGTGTTATAAAGGAACACAAGATGAAAAATGGGTCAATTCAGCTTTACAAAGTTTTGATTCAAATAAAGTATTTATATTTAATCCACTAAAACAATAATCAATGAACATTTTATTTTTAACATCTTTGTCAATAGTATCAATAGTAATTTTATTATATTTTGCTTATAAGATAGGTAACCGTGTAGGTAGAGAAACTCTTGTAGATAAACTTAATGAGTTAACTCAGCGCAATCTTTTACTTCATAAAAAAACATGCTTTAAAGATATTATATAATGGGAACAGCAATTTTATGGTTCTTACTTGCAATAGGAGTTGCAATGATAGGAAAAGCAATTGGAAAATATTTTTGGCCTGAAGACTGGCCGGATGAAAACTTTTAAAAAAAAACACAATGGGAAAAATGAAAGAAGTATTTATGGATCAATTTAATAATGAGTATCAAGGTAGTCATGATGCATTTATTCATGGGCTTGCTCAGGCTAGCATAGAAGAGTTTATAAAAGATGAAGACACTCCATGTCCAAATTGTAATAACTTTAGCTTAGAACGCAATGAAAGTGAAGCAGCATGTACTAACTGTGGTCAAGATTATATATTAATAGGATCATCATTAAGATTTAAATAATGCCACATTTTAGAACAACTATAAATGGTATGTTTATGGAAGTAACATATACATATCATAAGGGAGAAGAAGAAGTTCATACAGAGTCTAATGGTGACCCAGGAACACCTGGTTATCCTGATACAGTAACAATTGATGAAGTATGGACTTATTTACCAGATATGTCAGATAATGATATAGGAGTAAATATTATGGATATAATATATAACTTTGAAGGTGACTTAATTGAAGCACTAGAAAATGAAATACTAAGCAAATGACTAAGAGTAAAAAAACTAGACAGTATAGAAGTAACCAAGGAAGATCTCCTGAAGCTATGGAAAGAACTTATCAAGGCTGTTTTTGGACTATTATAATAGGTTTTGTAGTAGTTATTATCTCTATGATTTATAATTTTATAATTATATGAAAGATAGTCTTTTTATAAAAGCCACAATAAAGGAAGGAGAATTACACTTCCCTATAAAAGCTATAGGAACTAAGTACAAAAAGTTTCTATCACAATTACCTGATGATTCTAAAATAGAAATATTTATAGGTGTTAGTGGAGATAAAGGAACTAATCCTCAATTAGCTAGACTTCATGCTATGATTAGAGAAATAGCACAAGAAATTGGCTACACTTTTGTAGAAGCCAAAATTGAAGTAAAAAGAGCTGCAGGATTATGTTTTGTAAGAGACAAACAAGAGTATTGTAAATCTTTTGGAGACTGTGATAAAGATGAGTTAAATTTAGCAATTCAAGCTTGTGTTGAAATAGGAGACTTTAATGGAATGCAACTAAGATAGTTTATTTAACTATCTTAAGTTTGCTTTCTAAATCTTTTAGTTTATCACTTATATCTTTACCAGATTTGACCATTTCAGTCATTTCTTTTAAGTCTTCTTTAGTTGCAGTTGTTTTTGTTTCTATTTCAAGACCTTGCTGTTTAGCTTTATATTTCATTTCTTGTAATAAAGAAAATAAAGTATAAATTTTAGCTTCCCATTCATCAAGTTTAGGCATAGCTTCAGTTTCTTCTTTAGTAAGTACTTCACCTTTGTCTATTCTTGTACCAGCAGTAACAATTTGATCAAACTTTTTAAAAGTTTCACCAACTGTTTGTATTCTATCACTTGACAAAATTTCATGTTGAATAATGTTTTGAAAAGATGTAATATAAACAGTAGAACATTCAATACCAGTTATTGTTTTTGAATGATCATATGTGATGTAAGTTTGTAGTGTTTCAGACATAATAATTAATTTTAATATACAAATATAGTATAATTTATGGAAAAAATTCAAGTAGACATAAATAATCTTAGAGAAAGTTTAAACAATAATCTAAAATCAAGCGGGTGGGATACAATGTTATCACCATATGTAAATGGTTTAAGTTTTGACCACATTATAAATACATTAGTAGATAATGTTAATGATGGAAGAAGGTTTACACCTCAGTTCAAAGATATATTTAATGCATTTTATGAATGTCCTTATGATGATCTTAAGATTGTTATAGTAGGACAAGACCCATATCCTCAATTAGGTGTGGCTGACGGAATAGCTTTTAGCTGTAGTAAAAAACACAAAACAGAAAAATCATTGCAATATATTTTTAAAGCTCTTTATGGAGAACATGAAAATTATGATAATGATTTAAGACGCTGGTCTAACCAGGGTGTACTTTTAATTAATACGGCATTTACTTGTCAAGTTAATAAAATAGGTTCTCATTATGGTATATGGAAAAGTTTTACTGAACACCTTTTTGATAATTTAAATAAGCATAAGCCTAACATTATATTTATATTAATGGGTAAGAAAGCAGAAGCATGGTTACCTTTGATTCCTAATCAATTAGTATTTAAAGTTCCTCATCCAGCATCAGCTGCATATAGAGGTGGAACATGGGATCACAATGGTGTATTTAATAAAGTAAATATAGCATTAGAAAAGCAAGATAAAACTTGTATAAATTGGTAATAATAGTTACATTTGTGTAACTACAATAATATTTAAATGACTGATAATCAAAAGATTGAACAGAAAATTAAACAAATAACTCAGATAAAAAAATTTAAGTTAGAGTTCTATAAAGAACATGATATAAAGCTTTTTATACTATCACCTAAAACAGATAATCAACATGCTTGTACATTAGAAACATACAAGGCGTTAACTATGTTATCTATTGTTGAAGACCATCCAAAGTTCAAAGATTATAATTTTGATACAAGATCAAGAGAGCGTGATTTTATAATGTATATACAAGTAATGAGTTTTTTAGCTAATAATGATGGTTACTCTAAAACTGCTATTGGTGAAGCAATTAACAGAAATCATGCAACTGTTATAAATTCTTGTAAAATAGTAAGTAATGCTGTTTATACTAAAGATGAAAACTTTACTAGAATACTTAAAAAATTACAAAACAAAATAGATAATTATGTGGGACTTATTACAGAAGATATTGAAAGAGAAAATGACACCAAATCAGTGCCTGATCCTATTTGGAATGAAGCAAGGCATTTCTTGGCCTCAAACCAGTAAACTTGATGTTGAAGAATTACAAGCATTAGGTTTTCTAGAATTTGTGGATGATAAATATATAATGACACCAACAGCTAAACTATTTTGTGTTAAGCTAGATAATTATTTTGTCAAAGCTAAAAAGAAAACTGATATACAACTCATGGGTAAAGATTTTCTTGATAAAATTCATACCTACAGAGAAATATTTCCTGCTAAGAAGCTACCAAGTGGTAATCCAGCAAGAAATAATGTAAAAGCATTAGGAGAGAACTTTAGATGGTTCTTTGAAACTTATGATCATACATGGGAAGACATTATTAAAGCTACCAAGATGTATGTAAATGAGTACAGAGATGCTGATTATCTATATATGCAAACTAGTCAATACTTTATATCTAAACAAGATAAACATAAAGTTAAACATTCCAGATTAGCTGATTATTGTGATATGATTGTTGATGGAGTAAGTACAGAAGATGAACATTTTAAAGAAACAGTAGTATGACACCAAGTAAAGTAAATACAGTATTACAAAAATTAAATTTAGTTTTAGAAGATTTTCAAATGTTAAGAGATGGTTCTTGGAGCCCTGAGACTGACAGTTGTGAAGCTAGTATAGATAATATAACAGATGTAATAAATATAATAGAAAATGGGTAAAACTGATAAATCATGGGTAGGACAACATGCTGCATTTAGTGAAGCATTAAAATATATGAGTGCTAGGTCTAAAGGTGAAGAGAAATCTATATATACACCTTGGCCTAAGTTTAATGACGCTGCTACTGATGGTTTAGAATGGAATACTCTTACTGTAATTGGTGGTAGACCT